ATGAAGGGCGAAAACCTACAACCAGCGGTCATTTATGCGCGCGTCTCATCCGTGCAGCAGAAGACGCAAGGCCACGGGCTGGAGAGCCAGGAAACCCGCTGCCGCGAATTTGCGAGCTACAAGGGCTATCGGGTCGTCGAGACCTTCCGGGATGACGCCTCGGGTTCAATCGTCGGCCGCCCCGGCATGATCGCCATGCTGGCCTTCCTCAAGAAGCAGAAGAGCCCGCATGTCGTCATCATCGACGACATAAGCCGCCTCGCTCGGTCCTTAGAGGCGCACCTTCAGCTGCGGACCGCCATCAGTAGCGCAAACGGCATCCTGCAATCGCCCTCTATCGAGTTCGGCGAGGACTCGGATAGCCAATTGGTCGAGAACCTGCTGGCCTCCGTCTCTCAGCATCAGCGGCAGAAGAATGCCGACCAGACCAAGAACCGCATGCGCGCTCGTGTTCAGGGCGGCTACTGGTGCTTTCCTGCGCCCATCGGCTACCGTTTCGAGCGCGTCTCGGGCCACGGCAAGATGCTGGTCAGGGATGAGCCTTTGGCTGGTATCGTCCAGGAAGGGCTCGAAGGCTATGCCTCGGGCCGTTTCCAGACCCAGCCCGAAGTGATGCGCTTTTTCCAGAGCCGCCCGGAATGGCCGAGCAAACGCCGGAGCACGCTCACGACAGAACGCATACGGGAGATGCTGACCCGACCGACCTATGCCGGTTACATCAGCATTCCAGAATGGGGCCTCAACCTCGTTCCTGCTCGCCACGAGCCTCTCATCAGCTTCGAGACCTTCCGGGCTATCGAGCGGCGCATGAAGGCGGTCGCCAATGTACCCGCGAAAGCTAACCTGGGAGAGGACTTCCCGCTACGCGGGTTCATCACCTGCGGCTGCTGTGGCCACCAGCTTATGTCCTGCTGGTCCACAGGCCGTTCTGCCAAGTATCCTTATTACCTCTGCATGCAGAAAGGCTGCGATGCCTACGGGAAGTCGATCAAGCGGGAGCAGCTGGAAGGCGACTTTGCGGCACTGCTGAAAGAGCTGAAGCCTTCCGTCGAGCTGATGGACCTTGCCGCTGCCATGTTCCGCGATCTTTGGGACGGCAGGCTGGCGCAAGCCGGACAGCAGGCGAAGAGCCTGGAGTCTCAGCTACGGAAGCTCGATACATCGATCGAACAGCTCGTTGATCGCGTCGTCGAGACGGACAGCCCCGCTCTCATCAAAACCTACGAGTCTCGCATCCAGAAGATGGAGGCTGAGAAGGCCGAACTGACTGAGAAAGTGGCCTCTTGCGGCCGTCCGCTGAAAAGCTTCGACGAGACTTTTAGAACCGCGATGCAGTTCCTCGCAAACCCTTGTTATCTTTGGGAAAGTGATCGCATCGAGGACAAGCGGGCGGTGCTCAAACTCACTTTTGCGGAGCGGCTGGCCTACACCCGTGGTGAAGGGTTTAGAACCGCCGTAACCTCTTCTCCCTTCAGCTTTTTTTTGAGTCTGAAGGGGGATGAGGAAGGTATGGTGCGCCCAACAGGATTCGAACCTGTGGCCTTCAGATTAGGAATCAAAAGGCGTCGTTGAAATTGCAGGGCTTTCCTGCAAACACCCGGCGAGGCGAGCCGGCATTTACGGATGCGCGCCGATGCGGTGTAAACCACTCACCGCACCCCCGGCTTAATCTGCACCGCGTTGATGAGTTGTTAACCCACGTCGTCGATCATTCAAGCGCCAGCGATCGTCGCCACACGCCGATCCGGTGAGGGCCGCGTGCCATCTCCTGGGCGCGGCCCTCTCTCCCGCTCACCGCGGTGATGGCGCGCCTAGTGGTTATCACGCAACCGCCGCCGTACGATCCGACAAGCAGCGACCGGTAGACCTGAGTGGGCCGGCTTCGTCGACGGGTAGTGATGACCGGTAGAGCCGCACCGTCTGGATCGGTGCGGCTCTTTCCTTGACTGCTGACCAACCTCACTGCACGTAATGCTCAGTTCGCAACATCTTGACGGTCGCCTTCGCGAACTGCAGCATGACGCGCTGCCAGTACGGACCCGCCTGGTCCCACGGCCGCCATGCGTCATCCGGATCACTCGACCGCTGCGTGTCCCACATAGACCGGGCGACATCTTCAACGAGCGCTTCCTCATCGTTGGCGCTGCAGATCCTGCACAAGCTCATGTGTCGCTGTCCTCTCGACCTGTGACGCGGTCCGCAAAGAGGCTGACTGAAGAAGCGGGCCCCCGCACCTGCAGGCGATCGAACCGCGCGAACAGCTTGTCCGTGATCCGCTCCCGGGCAGCTTCCTTTTTCAAGCGGTCGGTGCGCGCCCATTCCCACACGGGTGCCTTTGCCACCTCGTGCAGAGCGAAGCTGAGCTCGAAGCGCACCTGCGCCGGCGTCAGCACTTCCGGAAACGGGTCGGCAGCTTCTGGTGGCTTCCCGGTTGGCATGCGACTTCCTTGCAGAACAAACATGGAACATCGTATGATCGCTACGACGGTGAGTCGGCAAGAGGAAACCGAACATGTTGATGGGACGAGTGGAGCAGGAGCAGGAGTTGCAGCTGCGAGAGCCGTTCGGCACTTGGCTGCTTTCGCAGGTGGATCGTGGCGATTGGATCGATGGACTGGCGGCAGCGGCCCGCGCGGATCGTGGCTTTCCGCGGCGCGGCGACGTGGACCAGGTGCGCAAGCGGATGCAGGAGCTGGGCGCCGATCCGGACGCGTTCGAGGCGCTGGATGATGCCGAGTTGGACTGGCTGAGCTGTTGATCGGAAAGGTGCTGCGACGGCGTTCCGAATCCGGGGATGGCTAAAGAACCCCGCCGCAGCAGCCTTCGTCTATGCCTCAAGGCGCGCCCGCACAAGCATCCAGCGCGGCGAACATCTCACGGCCCCAAGCCCGGAGCATCAACGCGGAAGCCGCCACGATAGGCAGATCCGCCGCAGCATTGCCCGTAAGCTGATCGGCCACGGTGGAGGGCTCGGCGGGGATCTCGTCAGCGGCTAGGCAGGGGACCGGCGTTGGCACCTTCACCGTGCGGATTTCAACTGCCGGCTGCGTCGTCTGACACCCTGCCAGCGCCATTGCGGATATTGCGATTAGCAGCCTCATAGCCCGCTCTCCCTGATCTCGCGAGGCGTCACACAATCCGTCCGCACCCCAGCGCGCCGGATCACATCGGCTTCCCGCCGTAGTTCCGCCGCGTCATCCTTGGCCTGCGCCATCGCGTCGGACAGGCGCTCGGATCGCAACTCGCCATCGTGCACCCATTCAGCGGCTTGCTGCTCGAGCGTAGCCAGCGACTGCCGGGTGACGGCGTGCTGCGCTTCGGACAGGGCCAGGCGGCGCTGGGCTTCCTCGGTGCGGGCATCGGCATTGTAGGTGTCCACCAGGTCGCGCGCGAGGTTGGGGCCGACTTCGATCTGAGCGCCGCTCACCATGCCGGAGTTTCCGCCGATCAGGCCAAGGCGGATCGTCTCTCGAATGTCGGTCAGCATGGCGGACCCACCGCCTGCATAGACCGGTTGCTCGCCAACGATGCCGAGCCCAGCGCCGATCTGGTCGTACATCGTGAAGATCGACTTGCCGCCGCCTTTGCGCTCCAACTCGATCACCTGGGGGAGGGCGAGCCAGAACGTGTAGCGACCGTCCGCGAACGAAAGCTCGACGGCGGTGTCAGGCATCAGGCTGCGCCCGCCGCAGCCCAGACCAGTTCGCCCTCGCCTTCGAGGGTGATCTCCGCGCCGCCGCCCGTGTCGCCACCGGTCGCAAAGGACTGGTTGCGAGTGGTCATCATCGCCGTGCCTGAATATGTGCCCAGCAGTTCGCCGCCGTCGGTGTCGTCGTCCTTGTACAGCTCGACATCGTACTGCTTCTTGATGCCGAATGCGGTCGAATAGGTTGCCTCGATATCGACGTTGTCTTCGCCCGAACCGCTGATGTTCCAGGATTGGCCGTTGTTGCGGATCTTGCGATTGCCTGGCCGGTTCGGCTTGGCGATCGTGAAGCCCAGCAGGTTGGCGCTGGGGGTGGTGACCGCACCGCGATCGTTGGTGCCCTGGTAGACCGCCTTGCCGAAGCCAACGGTGCCGGTTTCCAGCGTGCGGGTGATGATGTTGGAAAGCTCGCCGTCCGCTTCCATGCCGGGATAACCGACCTGGAGGTCTTCGCCGAAGCTGCTCTGAAGCACTGCCATGGTCGTGTCTCCTTATGCCGCAGCGCTGTTGCGGTGGGCGTTCTGCTTGTCGGCGAGCCACTGAGCGCGGGCGCTCTGGACGGCGGTGGCGCTGTCGCCCATCACCTTGGGTGCACCGATCGGCTGCACGGTGGGAGCCGCCGGCTTCACATTCGCGCTCAGCGTGTCGAACGAGATGGCGATCTGATCCGCGGTCCAGCCCTTGGCGAGGTCGCCGAGCTTGGCGGTGACCACAGCGGCCTTGATCGTGTCGGCGTCCGCATCCTCGGCGAACTGCACGCCCATGGCCTTGGCCTTGTCGCACACGACGGCATAGGCCTTCGCGGCATCGCGCAGCATGGCCGGGGTGATCACGGCATCGGCCAGCTGCTGCTTCAGCGTGGCGATCTCCGCATCCTTGGTCTGGATGGTGGTCGCCGCAGTCGTGCTGGCATCCAGTGCCGCCGTCAGATCGGTCGCGATCTTGGCATTGTCCGCCTGCAGCTTGTTGATGGCCGCCTCCGCTTCATCGGAGACGTTCGGGACGCGCAGCCCGTCGATCGTCAGGGTCTTCATCGGTAAGTCTCCGTTGGGGAGGGTGTGGCCGGGGCGTTCATCGACCACGCGCAATTCCGGCCCGCCCCGAGCGGCGCGGACAAGCGCAATGTGGTTGATCCTGAGATTGGTCTGGTAGGCATCGCATGCCGTACCGTCGGGGTGCTTGCCGTCGGTCGGGAACACCAGTTCCGTGGCATAGCCCATGCTGAGCTGCTTATGCGTGGTGGTGGCCGCCTTCACGGCACTGGCATCACGCACGATGATCGGCACGCGGACCCGCTCGCCATCGCGCACAACATCGCCGTGGATCTCGCCAACGCCCAGCTCGCGCCAGTTCGCGGCATCAACCGCTACGGTCGGGTGATCGACGGTGACGGGAGCGGCGGAGAAGCTGGCGAGGCTGTCGCGATTGAACACCTCGCTGGCGGGGCGATAGACCTGCACCGTGGCGCGGTCCCGCAGGCCATGCGCGTTGCTCGGGTCTACTTCGCTGCCGAGATAGGCTTGCAGGCCGGTCCGCGCTGCCAGCACTTCGGCCACCAGCGATCCGTCCGCGCAGATGCGGGCGGTGCTGGAGGCGTCGAGCGTCAGGGCATCATGGAACTGCACCCGCGCACGATATGGCGGGCTTCAAAGTAGGTTTACCGCTTGCGGTTAGACCTTCGTCAGCACTTCATCGGTCTGCAGGACCGTGTAGGTGCCGTCGCGATTGAGGTTCACATCGTAGCCGTCGTCGGTGAACAGTTCAGTTCCGCCGGGATGCCGCTGTACTGAGCCGCGCATTGGCTTGAACTCGTTCCAATGCTGCATCTCCACGACAACGCGATGCTTGCCGTGCTGGTTGACCGTGCGGATGCGGCTTTTCTCGGTCGGTCTCATCACCCTTCTTCCTGCCCGGCGTCGGGCGGGGGAGTGGTCAAGGCCCGCTCGATTGACCAGCCATTGTTGAACCGGAAGAACAAGGTCGTGCGATTGATGCCGAGTTCTCTCGCCCACTCCGTGATCGTCTGTGTTCGCCCATTGAACTGCACTTTGCGGCGAAGAGGCGGATTGACGCTTAAATCGCGGTCTCTTCGATTGAGGGCTCGCTTGCACGTCTTGCACTGGCGATGGCCGCTTTTCATCACGTAGGTGTTCGCCGGGGTGTACTCATGCCCTCGGACGCAATGCCTTTTGCGCAGAAAGTCATACATGGGCGTCGACACTTCACCTCGATTGCACAATCCCACCGGCTGCCGGCGAACATAGCCCTTAGGCTCAGAAGGAGCTAGTCGCTTAGGTCGATCACCGACCGGGAACGACATCCACACCAAGGCAGCTGGCCCGGCCGATCCTCAGGCGGCGCCAACAGCGTCTTGCCGTTGATCTCCCGACCAACATCGCCGGGCACGTCCGAATAGTAGTTGCCGTTGCGCTCGACGTGGCCGGCGCGCGGATGCGCCTTTTTTGAATGGATCAATTCGAAAGCCGTGATCCCCGCCTCCCTGCGCCGCTCATCAGCCAGCGCGGAGGAAAGCTTGCTGAGCTGATCCGCTGCGATGCCAGTCGATCGCCGCCGGCTCATCGCCACAGCTTCGCGGATCGTCTTGGCCACTTCGCGCGCAGGCGTCCGGTTGCGCAGTCCATCGAACACAGCATTGCCGATGCGCTGGCGGGCCTGGTCTGACACGTCGCGGACAAGGGCAGTGTTCCAGCCTATATGCGTCTCCAGCGTGGCGCGCACGTCATCCACGCCAACCAAGGTGCCCAGATCCACACCGGTGGCGGACAGCACGGCCCCACGCCAGCGCTCGCGGGTGAAGCGCTCAACACGCAGCGCCCATGTTTGCAGGTCAGGCGTCAGCAACAGCAGCAACCGGTTCACCTGTTCCGCGGCTCCGTCGATCTCGGCCTGCACATCAGCGGGGCTGTCGGTGGTCAGGGCGGCGAGGGTGCGCTCGTATTCAGCCTCGATGCGGGGCAGGGCGCCAATCCATGCCTGTACGACGCGGGCGTAGGTCGATCGGTACAGGTCCGTGGCGAGGGTGGCCGGCGGGACGATCTCACGCAACACGATCGCCCGCCGACGCATGCCGGGTTTGGCGCGCTTCACCATTTCAGCCAGCTTGTATTTCACCCGCGTGCCACCCCGTAATAAGCAAAAAGGCGCGCCAGAGGATCACCCCCAGCGCGCCCGTTCTGTCATCGTTGCGCTAGGTTACAGCGTGCAGGTCGTGCCCACGTCGGCCGCCTGGATCTGCGCGTCACGCAGGTGGCGCTGGAACTCGGGCAGGTTCTTGGCGGGCACGGCACGGTCCACCAGCGTGTAGGTGTCGCGGTACTTGCCCATGGCGTTGTTCACGGCGGCGCTGCGGTTGCGCTTGGCCGAGTACTGGCGGCTGACGCAGGCGTTGAAGGTCGCGGCGCGTGCGGCATCGGCAGCCGGCACGGGCTGGTTGCTCTCCGGCACGGTCTGGGTCTGGTTCATGGCGAGGGCGGGAGCGGAAACGGTGGCCATCATGGCGGCGAACAGGGCCGCGATCAGTGCGAGAATCTTCATCTCAGCATTCCTTCTTGGTTGGTGTTCACGGTCGGAAGAACATGGACCATGCCGGGCCGTGAGGGAGAGGCTGATTGGATGCCGATGGTCCATGGCGGAGCGATTGTAGGGCGGGGAAGGTGTGAATTTTACCGCGCGCGGAACGCGGCGAGGCTTTCGATCGCTGCATATCATGAGACCGCAACGGAGGGGCCGGTGCCAGCCTACAGCATCAACGTGAGAACACCGTCACACATCGCCGACGTTCACAAAGTTGAGAGCGATGATCTCGAAGGCCTGCGCGTTGAGATGGCAAAATCCGTCGGGGAGCTATTGAAGGATCATGCCGAGCAGATCTGGGCAGACCAAGACTGGCAGGTCGATGTGACAGACGACTCCGGGCTGATCCTCTACGTCATCAACGTCAGCGCGATCGGGAGCCCGGCCACCTTGGGCAGCGCTGCTAGTCTGGGGCTGACTGCCACTCCGTCCTGATCTGAGACCGTCTTCAGCTTTAGGTCCGCGCAGCTTGACGACACGAAATCCACGGCTACTCAGACAAATTCCACGGCCGGGCAACGTTCCAAGCCGTGTGGCGGGCCGGTCGGGTCGCAATCTGTCCCGGCCCGCTTTCTCCCCGGGCTGTTCGGTGGGCCGGCGATCAGGGATCGAGCCGGGTGTCTGGTGGGCGTGGGCCATCGCGCAGGCAGTCTAGGTGACGCCGGGGGTGGGCTTGCGGGTTGTGGGGGTGACAAGCTCGCGACTGCGGAACTTGTTATGTTGCAGTTGCGAGACAATTCGCGTCTAATCGTCTCTTTAATGACTTGTTACGGAGACGCGAACATGGCCTCAAACGTGAGAGGCGGGTACGCACCCGCAGCTATCTCTGAGAGGTTAGCGATCGCGGCCGTGATCATTTTCGGGTGCCTCTGCGGCTTGGCCTGTTTTCTTATCAGCAAACCGGACAATCACTGGTTTCTCGGCGAAGACGGGGTTATCGAGTGGGCGTCGGCGACCATGGACGGGATGGCGGCCGCGTTGGCCACGTTGATGCTATTCATGCGGCCGCCGCGGCGCACTGACCGCGCGCTGATGCTGTTTGTCGGAATACTCGGGGTTGCCTGCTTCCTTTCCGAGATCAGCTTCGGCGCTCGCCAGCTAGGTTTCTCGATGCCGGCGATGCCGGGTGGTGGGCAGTTGGATGGCGGGCAAGACTTTGTGATGCTGGCAAAGCGGTGTTTCGAGTGGCTCACTCCTGACCAGTGGCTATTGAAAATGCTCTTAGTCAGTCTCCTTGCGGCGGTAGCTGCATTTGTAATCCGACGCTTTCAGCTGATCAGAATCGCCGTGGCGTGGCAGCACGGAAACCGCCAACGGCAGCTCGTCCTCGCGGCGGTTTTCCTGTTGGTCATCGCCGTAGGCTTCGACACTTTTGAGCAGTCGTGGACCGAACCATTTGAAGAATTAAGCGAGTTGCTCGCAGCTGGCTTGCTCGTTGCGTCGACGCTGGCCTCTACTCGTCATGATGCGCCTAGGCAGCGATCGCGCGGATCGCGAGGGCATCCATAAGCAGGACTGTTGCCGCGAATGCGCAGCGGCCATGTGAGTGCCGCCAATTAGGGCGCGTTGTGCGGTCCGGCCAAACCGCGTAACGCTCGCAGGTCTTTGGGCGGGAGCTTAAATGAGTCGGGTCGAGTGTTTAGACGGGCTTCGGGGCCTGGCTGCGCTGTGGGTGCTTGTGGGTCATGCGTTGCTGCTGACCGGTTTTCGCCTACCTCTGGTTAGCCGACCGGACTTAGGCGTCGACCTCTTCATTCTGCTGTCGGGCTTCCTGATGGTCTATCAGTACAACGTTCGCTCCGGTTTTGAGGATTGGAGCAAGCTGCGGACGTGGGCCAGCTTTTGGATGCGGCGCTTCTTCCGAATTGCGCCGTTGTTCTATGTAACGTTGTTCTTCGCCCTTGCGTATGGGCCTGAAATTTACGCCGATCGGGTCGCGATCGACACTTTCTTGGGAAAAGTTCCCCAGGCCCCTGAGCGTTACCTCGATAGTAGCCTGACGAACATCGCGCTCCACGCATCCTTTCTGTTCGGCCTGCTGCCCAGTCATGCGTTCCGAACACCACTGCCAGACTGGAGCTTGGGGTTGGAAATGCAATTCTACGCCGTGTTCCCGATGTTCATCCTCTTGGCGCGCAAGGCAGGTTGGATCGGGGCCGCGCTGCTCGCGGGAATTGCTGGCGTGGTACTGGCCATTGCGAGCTCTCGCGTGGGCCTGCATTACCCAATGCCCTCATTCCTGCCGCTCAAGCTCCATGTGTTCATCGCGGGAATGCTTTTGGCTGCTGCCGGGCTGAGACCGGGTCGTGCAAGTCTGCTCTACCTTGTTATCGCCGGGGCATTCGTTGCGCTGCCAATCGGGCCCCACAAGGACCTGCTGCACATTGGCATAAGAGGAAGCATGGTCGTGGCGTTCTTCAGCCTCCTGTATCTGCGGCAAAGCAAGTTGGTTGATCATACCTCTGCGCTTCTCGGGAAGCCGTTTTTTCATTGGCTGGGCGAACTATCTTTCGGCGCTTACCTCATCCACCTGCTGTTGATGCAACCCGCAGCTACATGGGCGATCGGCTATCTAGGACCGGACTCCAGCGCACCGACCCGCTTCATCCTCGTCTCAGCCATCGTGCTGCCTTCCACATATATCCTAGCGCTGCTGGGTTATTGGGGCGTGGAGTTGCCAGGTCAGCGGCTCGGCAAAGTTTGCATCAAGCGCCTCTTCGGCAGCAATCGCGCTGCCCAAGTTACAAGCGCGGAGCAGATCGCTGCGCCATGATTGATGCGGCTCGTTACTTTGGCGGAATTGCCTGCTATAAGCGAAGGGCATCTGTTCGAGAGGCCACCGCGCCATGTTGCTATTCTACCTAACCACTTGGACCAAAGTCGTCGCGGCGTTCAAAGCGATGATTGAGATTGACCGAGGTCCTAAGCGGGACCGCTGCCCAGAGTGCGGCGGCACCGACTACTTCAATGGATATGGTTTATGTCTGCCGTGCGAGCCGATGTAGCCGCCCATTGGTTCAAGCAGTCATTTCGACGATGATCATCCCGTTCAGGTAACCGAACGTGGAGCCCGCGCCGTTGCCGAACGTGATCGTGATCGCACCATTTACCGGGGCCACATTCTCGAACAGCGCCTTCGATGTGGTGTTGCTGGCCGCCTCGATGCTTTGGGCAGGGCGATCATTTACGGTGTAGATCGTCGGCCTTGGCGGTGCTGCCCCCGACCGCGAGGGCACCATTTCGAGCGTGTAGGTCTTGGTACTGTCCAGCCCGGTTAGGCGGAGCGTGGAACTGGTGATCGTGCTGTCGGTGTACCAGAAATTGCCAAGCACCGAATTTGGGTAGCCGGACATGGACAATGTGCCAGATTCCGCGCCGCCATATGGCCGGCTAACCACCACCATCGTCCAGCCACTTGCAGTGCCGCCCGGCTGATTGAGCGCTTTGGTTTCGCCATTCGCCGGCAGGGAAGAAGCCGCGGCGGCGCCCCAGGTGTTCCAACCTGTGGGGTTAGCGGAGGAACCAGTGCTGCTGAAATTGACCTGCGCGCTCTTGCCAGTCGGGGTCGGCGTAGGCGCTGGAGTGGGCGTCCCTGTCCCAGCGGTTGGGGAGGCAAGCGCTGTCGCTTGGATGTTGATTGGCAACGCCGCCGGGCTGTTGTCGTGAATGACGGCGCCCTTGTCCGGCCCCGCTCCCTCCAGCAGCGTCACAGTCGGAGCCGTTCCCCCGTTCGATGCGTGCGTGAGCAGCACCTTTGTGGCCGATGTTCGTTGAGCAGAAGCGATGGCCAGCAGCGACGTTCCAGCGCGCACCTTGAAGCCAGTGATGCCGCTCGTGGGCGTGAAATCAGAGCCGCTGTCGTGGGCGATGGTTATTTCGGTAGTTGTGCTGGTGAGCGCGGTCGCGGCGGTGGCGCGCGGCCCCTTCTCGGGCTGCTGTCCGTCCAGCTGGCGAAGAATGTTCCGTCCGATGCGGGTGGCATGAATCGGATAGCTGGCCTCTGCTTGGTGCACGCCGTCCGAGACTTGGGCGAGATCATAGGCGTGAGCGGCAAAGTACACGTTGGCGTCTGTCGTCGCCACTTCGTACTCGGCCTCATGCAGCCAATCATGCTGCTGATCCACCGCTTGGTAGCCGGAAGCATAGCGGAATTGCGACATGCCAAGGAAAATGGGCAGGTCGGACTTGCCAATCTCAGCCCGCAGCTTCGAGATTAGCGACCGAAGCTTCGCCTTGTGCGCATCCTTGCTGGCGATCAGGCTGTTCGTTGCGTCGTTGTAGCCGACGATCACAAGCAGGGCATCGACGTTGCCTGCGATGGCCGCAGCTACTGCTCCAGACCGCTGTGTGCTTCCGCTCGCCTCCCAATCAGCGAGAGTGGAGCCGCCAACCCCGCGGCCGATCAAACGGACCGTGCCACCCCGCCCCTTCTGAATTACATCGCCAAGCGTTGCCGCACCTGCGCCCATGGTGCCCATCGCCGTGAAGCTCGAGCCGTTTGTGGAGCGCTGCACATTGGCATTCGCCGGGCCGGTATATTCCGTGAAGTACCGCTCTGGCGTGGAAGAGCCGAGCAGCATGACGGTGTAAGGCTCTGCCTCCACCCCCCTCCGCAGCACCGCCACATTGCCCAGCGACAACCCAAGCCCGATCATCGCGCGCCCTTTACATTCCAATGGTTTATGGCAATGGCGCTGGCAACCGCGTCGGTCCCGTCAGAAGGCGGCGTGGTCAGGCCCGGCGTTGAGCGACCCCAATTTGATCCTCGCCGGGCCGCCTCTGGCACTCGCGCGCCCTTTACTTCATGGGTGGTGGTGGCATGTTCGCGGGCAGCCGTGCTGGTTTGTGCAGCAGCTCGCATGGTGAGGCCTGGCGTGAGCCCCATCTTGCGCCGGGCCGTCTCTGTATCCTGCCGGTCATTTACTTCGCCGGCGTCAGTGGCATTGTGTGGACAGCCGCATGCAAGCTGCGCAGCGAGCGCGCGGTCGGGCCCGGCGGATATCTCCAAAAATTCCTGCTGGGGCGTCATTGCTCGGTCACCTTGTCATTCGCGGCACGGCGGGCGGGCACGTTCGTCCCGGCACCGGCAGATGCTGGATCACCTCCTTCCGTGGTCTGGGTGAGCGCTGATGGGTCGGTGCCGTCGTCAGAAGGGTTGAGGCCATAACGTTCGGCTTCGGGGATCCTATACGACGCCACCGCGCTCACCTCCGACACGCAGTTCATCGCGGAACATGCCGACTACGACACGGCATTGATCTTGGCGCGGGCTTCCTCGTTGAGCTTCTTGCCAGCATCATCGATGGCGGTCTTGGTCCGCGCTACCTTGGCGGCGAGCGAGGCGATTGCCTTGCGTCCCTTCGCGGTCGTCACGTCAGGCTGCTGCGCGTCGATCAGGTCACGCAGCTTCTGATAGAACTCGCTGTAGACCTTCTTGTCCGTGACAACGGCCAGCGGGGTGTAGGACTGGAACAGCGCCAGTTCGCCGTCGGTCTACCGGCACGATCCCGGACGAGGCTTTCGCCAAGGGCGTGCAGAACCTGATGGCTGAGCGGGAGTATATCCCCGGCCTTGACCAGGCGCTGTCTGAGATCGGCACGGCACCGCTTGAGGCGTTCACCGATAAGCAGATGCGCGGCGATATTCTGGCATGGCGGGACGAGTGGGCGAATCAGCCCCGAACCGCAGACACCGCCGCCGGCATGATGGCGACCTTGCTAGGCTGGATCGTGAACCGCGGGCGCCTGCCGTTCAACCCGGCCGCCGGCATCGAGACGCTGCACCGGGTCAACAAGTCGGAGAAGATTTGGGAGCGCCAGCACATGCGGGCGATGACGAAGCTACCGCAGCACGTGCGCCGCGCGCTGATGATGGCGGGTCTGACGGGTCTGCGCCTGTCCGATCTGGTGGCGCTCGAATGGTCACAGGTCGGCCGGTCGGCGATCATCGTCACGACGCAGAAGCGCAAGGGCAGGGCCGTGATTCCCATCCTGCCCGAGACGCGCCGGCTGCTGCACAAGATCGGCGGCAAGGAGCTGCCCAAGACGGGCCCGGTGCTGACCAACAGCCGGGGCGATGCATGGACCACCAGCGGGCTCGGAGGGTCGGTTCGCAAACTGCAGCCCGACTGGTTCGACCGCACCATCCACGACCTGCGCGGCACCTTCGCGACTCGCCTGATCCTGGCCGGCCTGACCGATGATGAAACGGCGATGGTGATGGGCTGGGAGACGAAGCGGATCGCCGCGATCCGGGCCCGCTACGTCAACCAGGAGCGGGTGGTGATCCACCTGGCCGAGCGGCTGAGTGCGTGA